TGTAGTGATCACACCAAGGCTAGCTAACAGAGTCTCGTCTGATTCTTCCGACATTAACCAGGACTCAATCTTTTTTTGAGTTCTTAGCGGAATCCAATAAGTATAAATCACCAAGTAAAGCCCAAAGCTCAAGACCCAAACAAGAGCGAATAGTTCGTCTGTCATTGTTTGATCTGTTACCCATTCCCCAAGCACGATTTGTGCTTAATAATTGATTTACTGATCTTAATCAATCCCGAACACCTTATCCAATCCAGTTACGGTTAAAATTGAAGCAATCAAAATATCCAGGGCATCGGTACCTTCTGTCCTTTTACCAGTTGCTAATAATTCCTCAACATCAGTACCAAAAACTTTTCCTAAAGCAGCATCACCTACTACAAAAAACGAACCTAATATAATACCAGGGGGAAGGTTTAGATCATCTACAACAAAATTTGGGATAGTTTCTGCAGTAGCAATCGCATAGGACAGAGCTTTGGCTGTATCATTAACTTTGGTGAATAATACCCACCCTATAGCTGTTATTACTGGCGCAAAAGCCTCAATAACGTTACTGAGAGCAATAAGTGATCCACTAGGCAACTGTTCACCAGGCTTTCTAAAATGTTTAACCAGGGCAGCTACACCAAAAGCAAATATGTATGGAAAGAATTTCTTTAATGTTTCTAAAGTGTTCTTAATAGTTTCCGGATCTAACTCCTCTAAAAAAGGCTCCTCGTTTCCATTGACAGGTTCTCCAAAACCTGGAAAGCCTCCCCCAAACGAATCTTCCCTGGTAAGTACCATTAACCAATTTGCCTAAGTCCTTCGAGTACCATTACTGCAGCCAGGAGAAAACGCATTAGCAGTTGCTCCAGGTTATAGTCCTCGTACATTAGTCCCTGGTTTGGTAAGTCTTACCAGTTAGAATGGCGCTTGTATATCCAGTCGTAGCACTAGAAAGTACTACTAATTTTACTTCTGTGTATGGTGGGAGCATTATAGGATAAGTTTGGTGGGCTTCGTTATCTGGTGAGGTTCCCGATGTAGAAGTTTTGAATCGTGCTACTTCTCCCCCATTCAATGAGAGTGTAAAAACTGAAACTGCACCGCTTGCAATACCCGAACCATTATTTGGAATAGCACCAGCACAAGTCAGGGATCCTACAATTAATTTATTACCTGTAGTAAATTCCATAAGCGTTTGATTACTTGCAGCAGCCTGAACCGTTCCCGAATATGCATAACAGTGATCTAAAATATATTCGAGTGCAAGAGACGCTCCAGTAAAGCTTCCGCCTGTTGGATTCCCTGCACCGCCTACACCACCACCTAAGATCGCCATAAGGATCCTAAGCTGCGTAAGTTATAGATATCGCTAAATCACAAGTTTCAGCAGTTGTTGCACTTACTGAGAAGTCAATCTGATTACCTGGTATAATATCGAAAAGTCCTGCGGAATTCTCAATAACTACTGGTTGACCATCATTACCACCCAGCGGTCCAGCAGCCTGGACACTCCAACCAGGGCCAGCAAAAATCTGCTGTACGGCTACACCGTCCCCAGCAAACTTAAAGATAGAAACGCCATCTGTTGCGGAATCCTGTTGAGGTGTTGCACTCAAAGAGATCCTTACGACTCGATTCATTCCTTCTGGATTGGTTGTTGATTGCGTAGAACCCATTAATTGGCTCATTGCAACAAAGGTACCAGCCGTTATTGACTGGCCTGCTAAGCTATATGTTCTTGTTTGTAAACCCATTTTTTTATCTCCTTATATTTTGAAGTACAGTTTGGTTCCACCCAGTTTTACTGATGGAAACCATTTTCGTGCTAGTCCACCTGCAGTAGCCAAAACTATTGCAGAGGATAGAACCGCCTTTCCTGGTGCTGATGTTGCTAGACTAACTGCATTCTTACTTAATTCAGCGAATGCAGGTTCTAGATTACCTTTCAAAGTATCAGCAATTACTCCACCCGATGCTCTCCCCGTGGAAGCTCCCTGATTCAAGTATTGTGCTACTGCTAAGCCGGATGCCATTCCAGTAATGGAAGGATGCGGTATAGTCATTCTTCTTCGTGCCATATTCTTTCTCCTTGGATTGCCCGTGTAAGCTCTTCGAGAGGTTTTACGCCTCTGACCTTTCCTGGTTGACCGCTTGCGTTTGCGTGAGGTGTCATAGGACTTCTTGCTGATGAGCTTACCGTCTCTAAAATACATCCTGCGACCATTAGCACCTTTCCTAGTATAGAGTCCCACGGGCATATACTCAGATATGAGTAGCACTATTAAAGCTAATTGGAACGCTCTGCAGTTTTTCTCAGCTGGTAGTTACTTATTTTTGAGTATACTGTAAATGTTTTATACTAGAATTTACCTAACAAAACGATGAGCGAACCACACAAGTTCCAATTTGGAAGTATTCCCGTTATGCGAGAAGTACCTCCAGGCCTGCATGCCAAGTTCCGATTTACGGGACCAGGCAAAGTTGTCGATACTGAGTTGTATGGAGAGAAGTTATCATTCCCGATCTCTCTCTCTTTCCATCCCAGTTACGATACCCTCCCTCCTCTATCAGATAACGTAGTTGATAGGGATAAGAAAGAAGCTCAACTAGAGGGGCAAACAATAGAGTGTAATTGGCAAACCAAATGCCAAAGTGCTAAACAGTTAATTAAACAACTGGGAGATCCTAAAGATAAGTTTTCCAAGGAACTGCAGCAACACTTTGAAAAATCAGAGTGGCAGCTTACCAGGTTCGATACAGGCGCGTATTGGTTAGAGGTATTGTTCCCGTGAAACGCAGGTGTAATATCTGTCTGCAGTCAAAGGATCACCTTAAGACTGACAAGTATAGTTCAGAAGTAACAGTATGCTACGAATGCCAACAGATCCTTACCAAAATAATTAAGGAAAATTGGATAACGACTTAACTTGGTGCATTGCAGCTGCAGATGGTAAGCATAAATGGACCCATTACAACAGCTGCTGTTATACATACGGTGAAATCTGTGTTAATTGTTGGGTCAGACGTAACAACCTTAATGCCTGGTCCGATTAAACAAAACCTTTTAGACGCGTACTAGGAGAAAGGGATGGAAATCATAGCATTACAGTCACTTTCCGATAGAAGGACGGGAAGGGGTTGAGAAGGTGGTGGGGTAGCATAGGGTATAAAAAGCGAGTTTGGGCCGTTAAAAGGCGTTGTAGGGCCGTTATTTGGCGTTTCAAGGCCTAGTCAAACCCAAACTTGCCGTGTACCAGTTTCGTAACTTTCGTTTTGTCCTGGTTCTTTGCTGCTTTCGAAATAACTGGGACCAACTTGGACGCTGCAGCTTGAATATACCAGGGTTGATCCTTTAATTCTTCAGTCATACTATGCAACAAAGACAACTGCGAGCCTTCCTCCGTCTTGCCCAATTCCTGGGCAGCATTCCCCATAGCACCGTTCCAAAAGTCTATGGCGCTCTTTCTCGCTTGAGGGATCATGAACTCCTCGAAGTCGACCAGGGTCTGCTCTCTGATCTTTGTAGTGATCACACCAAGGCTAGCTAACAGAGTCTCGTCTGATTCTTCCGACATTAACCAGGACTCAATCTTTTTTTGAGTTCTTAGCGGAATCCAATAAGTATAAATCACCAAGTAAAGCCCAAAGCTCAAGACCCAAACAAG